TTCAGGCACACTAACATCTGGTAATTTATCTGGAGCTGGCTACATATTAAATTCATCTGGACTAACTTTTAACTCATCATCCGTATCTGGCATTACAACAATTGATGCCTCTACTGGAAAACTTACAACAGCATCTGCATACATAGGACAATGGGATGTAAATTCCTCTACATTATTTAAAACAACCACAGCGGGAACACTTTCTTTAAATTCATCAGATGCAACTATAACTGCAAATAGTACAGGATACACATCTGGAGTTGGTGTCCCAGATTCAAATAATATTGTTATGTGGGCGGGTGCAGCAAAAGCAACAGCACCATTTAGAGTATATAAAGATGGATCGGTTTATGCATCATCATTAACTATTGATGGTTCTGTAGGTTTTGCAACAACAACTTCATTGTCAACTGGGCTTGGCACTAAAATTTCATCAGGTGGTGCCGCAAGTGATGTAAATGCAAACTCAACAAGCATATCAGGTAATAAAATAAGAACTGGAAATTTACAATCAAATAACTGGAGCGGAACAGTAACAGATGGATCAACCAACTCTACCGCAGGAACAAATATTAATTTAACCGATGGAACCATTACATCAAGAAAATTTAGAATTGATACAGATGGAAATGCTTTTTTTGCAGGCTCTTTAGCAGCTGGAACAATTATCACCACACCTCAATTAGATGGCGGAACAATTACGGGATCATCAATTAACATCGGCCCGACTGGCACAACTCCAGCATATAAATTTTCAGTAGATTCTGGTGGAAACCTATATGCATCTGCTGCAACAATTGCTGGAAATATTACTGCAAATGCTCTTACTATAAATGGATCTAACTATATTAATAGTAGTGGCGGATTTTCTTTAGGAAGCGGAATATTAACATACTCTGGTTCAGATATTATTGTTGGTGCAAACTTTAAGTTTACTCCAGATACTAGAGTTGTTAATGATGATAATGATTATGGTAATTCAAGTTCTGTTTCAGTAAATACAAATGGAGAATTAACAAGAGGTAGAACATTTTATTATGGTGCTACAACAATTCCAGGTAGTGGTAATACATCTAGAGCGGTATATAACCGTGCAACAAACTCATATGAAACAGTTAGTTTTGTTGCGGGAGACATATGGATGACGGTAGACTAAATGGCTTGGTATATTTATAAAGGGTATCAATATATCCCAGGTGTTGGAACTACAGCGCAATGGAAAAAAATTAAAAACATATATCGAAAAACTACACCAGCTAGTTACTCTGGAACATCTGCAACAAATTTTACAGACGTATCTAAAGAGTGGCGCAGATCTTCAGGTTTTTATAGAAAAACATCTACTGGATGGAGAAGGGTTTTTACAAAAACTTCTACTGGCGTAGTATTTACAACTGGCCCAGCAATCCATTTATATGGTGGAGCGTCAAACCCATATGGACCAAATGATGGAATTTCAGTATCTTCTCCAAGGTATTTAAATGAAGTTCTATATGGTAAAGATGGAATTTGGACTCCTAGAAATGAAATTAGCATAACAAGAAGTTTTCAGGCTGCCTTAACTCCAGATGGTGGCAATAGATTTGTTATTGATAATAACGACGTATTTGATCTTGCAAATAATTCACAGTATTGGGATTCTGCTGACGAAACATATTTATATTATAGAATAAATGTTCAAAATTATGGAGATTTGGTGACTGCCAACGCTGGCCCTATTAAATTAATTAAACGTGAAGCATCTTTTAATAGTCAAAATTTAACGGGAACAACAACTGTTGGCAGTACTTTATCTGGAACTTATAGTTTAGAAAATCGATGGTACAACAAACCAGAACTTTATAATTCTTACATACGATGGTGGAGAAGCACCAGTAATGATCCTAGTGGAACTTTAGTTAGAGAAGAATATTTGGGAGATCATGTCAGCACAAATAATTCAACAAGCCTTCAAGGTTCTGATTCATATACAATTCAAGCTGCAGATGCAGGATACTACATAGTATTTCAAGTAGTCCCATATAATTCATATAATAGACATTATGGGTATCAGACATACATGTCCTATCCATCAAATATAATTAGTGCTCCAATTACAATATCTGGAGTAAATTTTACAGATAGTAATGGTAGGTCTGGTAAAAATGCTAGAGGAAATTTAGTTACTAGTACAACAACTTACTTAAATTGGACTGTTGGTGGAGTAACACCAAGTACAACATTTAGAGTTAGATATCGTATATTAAATAATCAAAATGGATTATACTATAATCCAAATGACCCAACCACATCTTTAGCTGCTGGAAGCGCTTGGCAAACCTATACAAAAAATTATAATGGAACGGGAGACATAAGTAGTATTTCTATAAATGGTTCAACGGCTACCCTATATGATATTTTTACAATTAATTCAACTTTTAATGGATCAACATATGGTGGAGGAATATCAAGATGGTCATTACAATATGAAATAAGCGTTGTCAATTCTTCGGGTACTAGATATTATTGGGTATATGGAGATTCAATATCAACAACTCAAGCAAATGATTATTGGGATATTGATCCTACAACTAATCCTTCAATTTCTGCAAGTTCGTCGTCTGTAGTTACAGGTGGATCTGTCACGTTTACAGGTACATTTAATTCATATCCAACATCATTAAGTTCATACCCACAGTCATATAAAATTGTATATGGAGATGGTTATGATTCAGGTTGGATTTCTTTAAGCTCAAGCACAGCAAATCAATCCTATAGTCAATCACACACTTATAGTTCTGTTGGAACATATTCTGCATATGTACAAACCACTCCATCGTATACAACTAATTCTGTAACCGTAACAGTAGACAACGCTATAACAACACCAACAGGACTTTATGGTTATGCAAATGGATCTGGGGCCACTCAGTCAATTACTTTAAATTGGAATGCAACATCGGATGCAAATACTTATGAATTATTTTTTAATGGAAATGCAATTCCTCCAACAGATTACGCAGCCTATGCAGACTATAAAGGAATAACCACAAATACATATACAACTCCTGTAATATTTTCAGCTTCAAATACTTATTATTGGTATGTTAGAGGAAAGGGCAGCTCTGGAACATTTAGCACATGGAGTTCTGCCGCATCTGTTACAACAAATGCACAAGTTGTAAAACTTTCTACCCCATCTGGAGTATCTGCTACTACAACAAGAACAGATGGAGTAAACATTACATGGAATGCAGTATCTGGAGCTTCATATTATGGTGTTTGGTATGGAGGAGTTCCAGGGTATGACAACTTAGCAGATTTTGGAGGAAATAGAAATACTTCATTAATAACTGGAACATCATATTTAGATACAAGTATTTCTTCAGGCTCATCGAGAAATTATTATGTACAGGCTTATAGATCTGGAGATCCAGCAGGAACAAAGTCTGATTGGAGTAGCGTTGCAACTGGAACCAGAGCAAACCCTGTTGTTAATCTTGATCCACCAATAATATACAATGTTATTAAATCTGGATCAAGCTATTTAGTATATTTTTATGGGGGTTCTGGCCCTGCTTATCAAGTTTGGTGGCAAGGTTCTGCGGGAACACCAACTACAACTAGTTATGATGCCAGCGGTTACAGCTCTCCAATATCTGTAACTAACTTACCAGCATCCGCTGGATCAACATATTATTTTTCAGCAAGATCTGTTTCATCTTTAGGTAACACAGGATCAGGCCCCTCAGCTTCGATAAGCTCTTGGTCTGGACAATATTCATATACAGAACCATCTGCTCCTTCAACTCCCGCTCCAGTCCTTTCTAGTTTAACAGGTAACAACTCGCTTTCCCTAGGAGGAACATTTAATTGGAGTTTTACTAATTCGCCGACTTCGTACTCTATTTTAGTTACGGGGCCAAGCGGAACTGTTTATACAACAAATAACTCATATAACTACTATTCAACATCGTTTAGACCAGGGTACGATGGAAGCGGTTGGCAGGGTGCTGGAAATTACACAATTTATGTTAATGCTACAAATGGTCAAAACAGCTCAACTGCAAGCTTAACTACGTATATGAACTAAGGACAATAATGATAACTAATAAAGAAAAGCTAGATTTAATAAGCTTAAGGCTATCTTTTTGGCAAGAGCGTCTTCAGGAAAGCAATAACGCTATACCAATACTTAATAATTTAAGAAATCAGATAAAGATAGACAGTAATCTATTAGATATAGACAATTACTCTAAAGTAATATTGGCTTTAGAGCAAGAAAAAACGGCCTTGACTAATCAGGACTAAATGATATAATATGAAAGGAGGCAAAAAATGACAACTACTTTAACAAATGAAGAAAAAATTGGTATTATTGACCTGCACCTTAAGTCAATTGACTATGCTCTTTATGGTCTTGAGCTTGATCTAGCAGAAGCTAATGCAATATCAAATCCAGACACAGATTTAATCTCTAGCATTACAGCTAGAAAAGCTGCAGCAACTGCAAAAAGAAATGTTCTGATTGCAGAAAAAGAAACATTAACAGCAGGAGAATAAGATGGCAGACAAAGCCGAATTAGTTATTACAGCTTTACAGCAACGTATTGGTGAAATTGTTTCAAACTATGAAACTCAAATTGCTATCCTACGTGCAGAGCTAACACAACATATGCAAGAAAAAGAAGATAAGCTAAGCGCTATCAAAGAATACTCTGAGCAGATGGAAACATTTGCTGAAGTTTCTGATATTTAATAGGAGAAATAAATGGCTGATTTTAATTTAACATTTGATGACAATGCACCAATTGACGCAAGTAAGTTGAGGCAACTTGTCTCTTATTTAAATGAGGTTAATACTAAGGCCTTGCAGGTTCCAGATACTACTGGATTAGTTAACACTGCCTTGTCAGCCAAGATGACCTCTGGTACATTCTCTGTAACTGTTGGATCTGTAACATTGGCAAAGCCAGTATTTAAGTCAGTGCCATTTAGCCCAACACTAACAAGCAATCCTTCTTCCGTTCAAGTAACAATTGAAAAAAGTTCAGACGAGGGTGACTTTGTTTATCATATTAAAAATCCTAGCAAAAATGGATTTGAAATTGTTTTTAATGCGGTACAAGGGGCAAAAGCAACAACAGTCTCCGTTGGTACCGTCAAAATACATTATTTTGCTATGGCTGGTACAGACTAGCCTCTTGACAAGCTAAATCAATATGTTACAATTACTGTAACATCAAAGTCACGTACCCGTGACTTTTTTACATATTAAGGTAGAAAATGAGCAACGATTTAAAATGGATGCTTTCATCCGATCAACAGTTCCCATATCAAGATGATAAGATGATTGCCCTATGGTTTAAGGTCATGAAATGGTTTAAGCCAGATGTTGTGGACTACTTAGGTGATACAGATGATCAGGCTTGCTATAGCAAGTATACAGAGGGAAGATCTGCAGAGTTTTTGAATTATCATAAAACTGAAAGCGGAGATTTAATTGTTCCAATGATGCGCCATGAAGCAAAGGGCGCAAGAGATTTTTATGCAAAGACAAGAGAGATGCTTCCAGATGCACAGCTATTTTCAGCTCTTGGAAACCATGATATTAGAGTGTTTAATTATGTGGATGCAAAACTTCCAGATTATATTTCTGAAGTAACTCCAGAATCATTATGGAGCCTAGACTCATTAGGATATGAATATATTTACTATAATGAATTGCCTAAGCGCCGTTTTGGAGACGTACACGTTCATCATGGCATTTCAATTGCAGCGACGGGATCTGTAAGAAAAGATATGGAAGATCTTCAGGTATCTTTAATTAGAGGACACTCCCACAGAATTGCTTCACATATGGTAACATATGAACTTAGGAATCAAGGAGAAGGCGAAACGCTTCGTGGTTATGAAATCGGTCATATGTGTGATGAAAAGAGTGATGGAATGAAGTATAGCCAGCATCACGATTGGCAAAAAGGATTTGCAATTGCACATATTGTTAATGATTATCCTCATATTCAAATGATCCATATTGCACCAGATTATTCTTGTGTGGTTGATGGGAAGGTATTTACTTTATAATGTGGTGCGGTAAATGCGGTGGTAGAGTTTTTGTGGATAGAGTATTTTCTCAAAAATTACATATGGAATTATTTTGTATCATGTGCGGCAAACGCTGGATGTGCAATAAGGAGACGAGTGCTTTCGGAAGATGGCTAGACAAAAAAGAAACAGCAAACTTAAAAAACTACGGTATTTCTTCTTAAACAATAAAATACACAAAGTTCTTAAGGCGTCCAGATCAAAGGATGAGCTTGTAGCTTGGTGCTACCCAGATAAAAAAAGAGTTTTATATTCATATTCTCAAGTTGAAAAGTATATGGGTAAAGCATACGCAATGAGAGATGTGTCTGCCTTGCTTAATAAACATACAGTTACCCTGCACGATTATATTTTAGAGGGGAAAATTAAAGCCCCTCAAAAGATATATCCGATAGGTGATCCAGAAAACAAAAACTGGTCTAAGTATATGTTTTGTGAAAAAGATATATTAGAGTTGCATGAGTTTATATTAGATTCAGGACACTCTGGAAATGTTCCTTCAAGAGCAGAGCTTTTGGGTCTTCTCAAACACAACATTATATTGTATACTAAGACAGACAGCGGATTTGTACCAGTATGGAAGGCGGAATAATGGCAAGCAGTCGTATTGTAATCTGCCCGATTTGTAATAAGGAACTAGAAGTAAGATCAGATTTTGCCCACATGACATTATCTAACCATACAAATAAGGAGCATAAGTGACAACGAGAGTTAAGGTGGACCTATCGTTCACACGTAATTTAGGTAACTACGAGAGCATTAAAATTGGGGTAGGTGTTGAAGACGATCTTCGAGACGGAGAGAATGTAGATACAGCCACAGAAAGAGTCTATAAGTTTGTTGAAGATAAGCTTATTGAAAAAACTCGTGAGGTGGAAGAAGAATTAAAACATGGCAAATGAAAAAGAGCCATATGTACTAATTGGGTTATACCTATCTTTATACAAAGAGAAGTATAACAAGTCGCTTACTGTAAACAAGTTTAGAGAGAAGTGGGCCATGAATGATGTTATAGAGAGTGTTGGATTCCAACGTGCTCAGGAGCTTTTGATATACTATTTTTCTACCAACAAGCAGGGGCACCCATTAAATTTCTTCTATAACAACTTTGACAGAATTG